CTGTTTATATACACCTAGTCTATATCCCCAAGTTTTAAGACTATGACCATTCTCTCTGACTGGATTATAAAGTCTTGACATAACTAAAGTGTCAATAATTTTACCTGAATGATTAAAGTCATACAGTCTTTTTAAAACTGGCAAATCAAAACCTATTATGTTATGTCCTATTAATAATTCTGCACTTTTTAATAAGTCTAAACCTTCTTCTATTTTATCTGGACCAAATCTAAATGACTCTCCATTAACTTCTTTAGCAACTAAACACCATACTTTTGTAGCATTTAGGTCATCAGTTTCTATATCAAAAATCAGCTTCATTTGTAAATGTCTCCTCATCTGTTACTTCATGTAATCTACCAGTATCAATATCATATTTTAAGCTACAAGCCATACCTGTATCTCCTGTATATCTTGATTTTAATACTCTAACTTTAGTTATATTAGCTTCATCTGGATTCTCTGCCTGTTGATTTCTTTCTAAAGCTATAACACAATCTGATAACTGTGCTATACCTTGAGAACCTTTTAAGTGTGATAAAGATACTTGTATACCCTTCTCATGTCCTCGGTCTCCTGAAGCTCTACGCAAATGAGATACTAATATCATACCTACACCAGTCTCTTCTACAAGACTACGCAATCTATTCATAAGCATATCAATACCTCTTCGTTCATCTCCTTCTGTTAATACATTTACAAGCATATGTAAATGGTCAACCACTACCCAATCACATTGACAACCTACAATAATATATCTTAACTTAGAAAATATTTCTTCTATATCTGTTGCTCCTAAGTGTGCATGGATGTAAACTCTACCTTCTTGTATTGCATTATCAAACAAAGTTTGTAGCTCTTCATCTGTGTACTTGGCTCGTTTCTCTGATAAATATATTCTATCATTAGCTTCAATAGATACAATACCATCTGCAGTTCTTAACCAGTTTTCTTCTAGTGCTATGATACCTACATTATCTTTTGTGTTCTTTATAAGATGATGTTCAAGTTCTCTAGTCACACTAGACTTACCAAGTCCTGTACCACCAGTCAAAGTTACAAGTTCTCCTTTACGCATACCATACAGCTTCTTGTTTAAACCTTCCCAAGGATAAGCTATACTTTCTTTCTCCTCTCTGTTTAACCAATCATTTTTCTTACTGGACAACTCCATGATACCAGATGGAGTATAAGTCTTAGCTTCCCACCAAGCATTAGTAAACTCTTTGAACTTTTTCTTGACAAGCATTTCATTTGCATCCTTGTATCCATTTGGTAAGTTTACTATCTTAGCTTTGCCCGGTTTAAGAATACGAGCCACTTGTATTGCAGCTTCTCTACCTGCCTTATCATTATCAAAACAAAGAACAACATTCTCAAAACTTTCAACAAACTCAATGCTTTCTCTAATATCTTTTACAGCAGAGGATGCTCCTCGTTTAATAGATACAGTTGACCACTTATCTTGAAACAATTCATTGACTGCCATAGCATCACACTCGCCCTCAGTTATGGTTAAATATTTACCACCTTTATTTTTATACAACTGCTCTCCAAACAATCCTGTGCCTTGGAATGTACCATTACATGCAAAGTTTTTATTGTCAATATATCTAGTTTTTGTAGCAACTATTTCACTACCATTATGAAATGGATAAATATGTTGCTTAACTTGACCATTGTTATCTCTAACAACCTTAACACCAAACTTTCTAGCAGTTTGTTCTGATATATTTCTATCAGTCAAAGCTCCGTATACTCCTGTATATGAATTAAGAAATGATGTTTCAGGTTGTTTCATTGGTACAACTGTATTACTATCTGCATTGTCATAGTCTGGAAAAAATGTATTACAACTAAAACATTTTGCAGAACCATTACTATTTAATGAAACAGCATCACTACTATCACATTTAGGACATGGTAATTTGTGTTTAATAAATTGTGTATTCATTCTATCTCCTATAAAAAATGAGGCGTTGTTCATATGACATCTAAGCCGATACTATGTATGGACTACTGTGCCAAACAGGATTTATACTTTAATAGCTATCCTTTTTTACGCTAACCTCGTTGTATTACGATACCTCGTTTAAAGAATCATCTTCTGTTGAAGTTTCTTTTTCTGTTGGTGTTTCCACCACAGCTTCTGGACAATCAGCTAATAATGTTTCAAGATTACCTTGATGTCCTTGTGTAGCAAAGTTTAGTGCTTCAACTAAAGTATTTAATGTTCCCATTTTGTTTATGCTAACATTAGCATTCATTCTGGAATCACTATTCTCTATCTTTGAAACATCATAAACTGTTTCGCCACTATCATTCTTGATGGTAATAATCATTATTAAAACTCCTCGTTATCATCAAAAAATTCTGACCCATCTTCAGCTTTGTATTCAACAAGCTCAACGACTTGTACACCTTGTAGGTCAAGACTCTTACCTGACTTACCAGCATACTCCCATTCGTATTCACTACATTGAACTCTAACCTTAGAGCCATTACCAACAGCTAGATTAATGTCTTGCTTGTTTTGGTCAAGAAGTCTTGGTGCATTTCTAATCATACCATTAGGACCATTTACTTTTCTCTTGACAATTAAAGCTGGACCTTCATCCATCTGCTTTACTGTATGTCCACGACTAGCAAAGTCATCTGCTGTCGCTTGGTCAACAACTAAGTTGACTGTATATACAGGTTCAAAAGTCGTATTAGGTGTCTTAATAGATGCCCAATACGCAGTTCCTTCTACTATCATATTTACCTCCTATGATTAAGTTTGAAGTTGTTAAAAACTGGGAGAGTTGTGAGCCGACTACTCTCAGAGTCGTGGTTAGAACCAAACCTACTAATACATGGAGATAGAGGGCTTGTTCGGTTACTCATTTGATATAGGAATATATCACAACTAACCCTCGTTGTCAAGTAAAATATTATCTAAATGTTCTAAGTCAACATTATCTAATATGGTTACTATAAAATTGTCTCCTTGATACTCTACACTATGAGCAATATTTATATTTGCTTTTTCTTTTATTACTACTAAACTTTCTGTAAAGTGTGTGTACTCTTCCCTACTCATTGTTGCTTTCATTTATTTTTCCTTTTGCTTTTAAATATTAAAAACCATTTATCGCCATTCCTTTCTGCATCTTTAAAGACTGCATTGGTAAATATAACTGGAATCAATACAGTTAAATGAACTACAATGCTTGTAACAATATCATATCCATACCAACCTAAATAATATGTAGCGATAAATCCAAAAAATGCTGACCACATTGTAAACAATACTAACATAAAGTATGCTTGTATTGAAGGCTCATTAATATTTCTTAGTGGATTATACTTTACATTCATAATTACATTCCAGCATTCTGATACCCAATAAAAAAAATTCTTAATCATCTTTAAATTCCTTGTCATAAATAATTAAACCAACAGCGTAGCAACATGCCACCATAAATAAAATAACTAACCATAGTCCATTCATCTTCCTTGCCCTCTGTATGATTTATATGAACGCTTTTTGTTTTTGTTCATATGTTTAGTTGATATTTTAATAGTCCTAGAACGCCCTCCCGTGCCTTGTGATGTAGACTTTTTAACATGGTCTATACTTTGTATTACTTTGTTTCTTACTGCCATTCTACTTTATCCTTTTTACGCTTGTCATTGTATTCAGTAACCTCTCTGCCACTATTATAACCTACAGTCATTTGAGACCATTTACCTTTTTCATATCTAACCTCAATAAACTTTACTTGTTTGTCAAGTTCTTCTTCTTTTAATTCTTCTTTTCTTTTTTCTACTTTATCAATGTACTGTGTCATTTTTAACTCCAAAAGATATTCTAATATCTGGTGGTAGTAGATTTCTTAACTTCCTCAACCCAGAAATATCTTCATCAAAATCCCAAACTTCTTGTGAGTTTACATCTCTAATCATATGTAATCTACTGATTCCCTCTATCAAAACTAAATTATCAATAGCTTCCTCAACACAATCAGCATAAGTTTTTAAGACTTCTTTTTTATTATCTTTTAATACAAGCACTTCGTATTCATTAATCATTTGTTATCTCCTTTAATTGTTTGTAAGTATTTATATGTGGATATTTTTTTAATCTTTTCATTATCCATTTGTCTGTCATATAAGACAGATGTAGTTGCCCTCCACCAAACATATGAGTTTGGTCAGGTAATAATCCCTCAACATTATCAACAGTAATAGTGTTTGCTTGGTCTTCAGGTAATAACTCCCTCAACCATTCAACTTGTATAGGTTTTATTTTTTTTCTTAATTGTTTTAATTGTTTTTTATTCATTGTTGTTCTAGTAATAATCCTTTACTAATTAAATGAGCTACCTCTTCCATAAGACATTGATATATAAAACCTTCTTTACTATCTTCGCCTTCAAAGTTTTTAACATATTCAGTTACTTTAGTAACTAACATATCTAAACTTGTATCTGAAATCAATCGTAAGAACTCAAAGTCTCTTACAGCTATCTCTTGTACTCTACCATATAAAGTCATATTCCTAACTCCCTTGCTCTTTGTTCTGCAATTTCAAATAATATTTCATCTCTATCATCATCAGCGTGTAAGCCTAGTCTAGTTTCATATGTAAATATTTCTTGTTCCAGTAGTCCTTGTTTATCTTCTGCTTCTACCTTTTGCATTATCTTTTCAAATTCTGTTTCATTGTGTTGATTACTCATATATTTGTCCCATCATTATCGTAATACATAGCTGTTCTTTCTTCAGCATAATCTCTTTCTGTTCCTATATGCTTTCTTAATATTCTTATGGCATGTACTACATCTAAATCCATGATGTCAATCCATTCATCACGACTGTCACTATAATACATCATATTAGAGTACATGTCAACAGGTATTTTATTACCTAATACTTCTTGTATTTTTAATACTTGTTTAAGTTTCATTATTTATCTCCTTTTAAATATCTATGTGTATTTCTATCCCAGTTTAAATTAAATAGTCTAGTCATTCTCCATTTGAGTTCATCTAAATTAAGTATATCAGATAAATATAAATCTTTCAT